GCAAGCGTTATCGCAAAAGCGAAACACATGAGGCATCCTGAAAAGCCTGAGAAGAAAGCGAAGAAGTGTTATGGCAGTTTGGAAAAAGCGATTCAATTCGCTAAAGAAAGAATTGAGAACGACACTTTGGAAAAAGGTTGCTTGGATGCTATGTATCATCATGCTCTGCATGCCAAAGCCGCCGATAGTGCTTGCTATCAGTCTCTTGATGGAAAATCCAAGCCAGTTAGTCCAGAGGAAGTTGAAAAATGCAAGAAGGCAGCGTCGAAGCATGAATTCATGATGTTGAGACACGCGCTTGAGATGGCACGAAAAAAGGGTGAAGGTTCATGGCGCGGTAACATGACTTCAAAACTTCGCAAGTACATTGATTTCATGGAGAGTGAAGGCTGGGATATGGAAAAAGACCCAGACTACCAGAAGGCTTTAAAACACTATCAAAAAGGTGGTGAGTTTAAGCATCACGAAGACGACGGGGATTTCAAAGAAGACTACAAGGAGTAGTATGCCTGGATTTATCAAGACCGCAGCACAAGAGGCAAAATGGAAACGTGCCAAACGTGCTGTGAGTCGATCTAGGCATAAAAAGAAAAAAGATTTTCAAAAACGTGACTGGGGACTTGTGACACACATTTATCAAGGAATAAAAAAAGCCATAAATGTTCTTCAGCAACCACATCTTCAGTATGTGGTTTATTCCGTTGTCGCTAAAAGTGGAAAAAAAGTTTATCACCAATCGTATGAGGATATGTCTGATGCTCAAGAGCACAAAAAAAATCTTCAGAGATTGTACAAGGGGTACATTCAGGTTGGCATCGAGGAAAAAATAGGAAAGTTCAAATCATCAGTGATGAAGGCATCTCTTGAGCTTGAGGAAAAGCTCAATGGTAAAAATCGTTTTTAATTATCCAAAATCATTAGGAAGAAATGTTACCGTGATGAATGCCATCAAGGACTCGGCTGAATTTATTAGAGATTTGTGGCTTGCAAGATCGCCATACGTCAGCGGTGACTATGCTAACGGCTTACTTCATTCTGGTTCTGTTCGAGTTCGAGATGGGAAAATTGAAATCACAAATTTTTCAAAGCATGCAGCTATCATTGAGAATGGATTTTCTGCTTATAACTGGGGAATGAAGGTTTTATTGGGCGGGAAAAATGTAAAGGTTAGCAAAGAGGGAAATCGGTACAAAATTATTCACATTAAACAGGCCACACAAACAAAATTTAGAAAAGAAAGTGTTTCACAAAGAATTATGAGTTCATATCAAAAACTCATTCCAATTGGCATGAAAACAAATTTAGCAACAAAATATGGAAATGTTCGCAGATATGAGCCAAAGAGGGCGCTGCGTAGGCCATTAAAGCCAGGCAAGGCCAAATCTGGGACTCCGAGAGGATTTTTCGTTGTCAGCGAGAAGGCTATAAGGGAAAATCCCTCTAAATGGACGATGCCTCAAAGGGCTGGGCGAAAATTAGGTGAGCAAGTTCAAAAAGAGTCTTCGCCATTGATAAAACAAGCAATCGCAAAAGCGGTTCAATTTGAAAGAAATCGTCAGTATAGACTGCGTGGGGGAAATCCTAAATGGTACAAGCCAAGCATGAGCAGAAATCCCATCCAAACAGTCCCAGTCAGGAGTAAGTAATGGGTCTTATTTATGCAGAGCGTTTAATTGAGTATGCGATCAGGGTCGGGGTTGATGATTTACAAAATGATAAAGAGTTGGTTCGTCTTGCATTCCCTGTCGATAAAAAAATCAATGCTGGGGCTGACGTTACTCCAGATGGGGCCGAGCAAAAAGTTTTTGAACCACTGCCTATGGATTATTTTCAAACCAGATTATCTGAAATCCCAAAGGTGAAGGGTGAAACTGGTAAGCAGGATATTTTCGCGAATTCAATGCCTGGTATTGATGATGTTTACTCTTATTTGAATAAGGACGATTTAAGTTTCAAAATCACTCATGGTTTTCCTAGAGAGCCAGGCGACTTGCCAGCCATTGCTATCACACTAGGAAATGAGGACGAGAGTCAGTACTTGGGTGGGCAAAAGGGACGCATTGGAAAATATGTTATTGTTGGATCTGATTTTTCATCACAATATCAAGTTCACATTTTAACTCCAAACTACGATGAAACAATAATTTGGTATTTTATTTTGAAATACTGCTTTCTTAGATACCGTCCAATTATGGAAATTTATGGAATGAGGCAAATTAAAATTTCATTTCTGGACCCAGAACCAGCTCCCGAATATTTGCAAGCTGGTATTTTTATTTACCAAAGGACTTGCATTCTGGCTTGCGTGAAGGATGAGGATATTCCGATTGAAGAAAAGGGATACACAGAGCTTATCGGTAAGGTCACAAGTCAGGATACACAGACCACGATAGTACCGACCGATGCTGAAGGGGAAGACCCAGAAGTGGTAGGTCCGTGATGGATATGAAGGATTTAAAACAAAGCACATACGCCCAAAGCCTTACTGCTGATGAAATTGCCATATTTAATGCGATTGCAGAGAAAGAGGCTATTCATAACGAATTGGGTAAGTTTTTAAGCCAATACCGAGAAAGCATAACTGAGACCAGGAACGAATTTGTCGTGAGATTGTGCCAAAAATACCGCATTGAGAAGCCTTCAGAGGTTATGTACGACCAAATTTCTCAAAGATTGGTTTCGATCTATCATACTGGAGTAAAAGCGCATAAAATTACTATGAGACCTTATGCTTTTACCGAGTTAGCACAAGCATTGTTTTTGGATGCAGTGAAGAAGTTGGGAGAAATGTTAAGGCAAACGAAAGGTAATGTATGACAAGCCAGACAAAGACAAGACTGTATAGGATGAACGAAAAACCGAACTACAACGACAAACCCATCCCACCTGCTGTGACGATGAAAGATGGTGATGCGAAGATAAAAAAAGTTCATATCGAGCTTTTTTTGAGAACGAAAGATGTTCCGTTGTGGGAAAGAGGAGGCAAAATAGCATTTGCCAAATCAAACGGTAAAGAGTTCGCAACCGATGCAGAGTTTGAAGAATTGTTTAAGAAATATTAATTTTTTAAGGAGGTATTGAAATGGGTAGAACGGCTGTATTTAACGGTCTGGAACTCGTCATACCTGATGCGTACTCAGCACTGGATGTTAGCCGACTTCTCACTCCCACGAGCGGTGGAGTTGGTATCGTCGCTCTGGTTGGGGAAGCTGACGGAGGCAAGCCTGGACTTCATATTTTCCCTGGTGGTGCATCGCCACAAGTGGTTAAGAACGAGTTGAAGTCAGGTCCACTAGCAGACATGTGTCGATTGGCACTTCGTTCTGGTTCTGACAATCTTGTTCAGGCTGGCGCATCGACTGTGCTTGCTTTTAAAACAAATAATTCGACTCAATCTACACTAGATATGGGTGGTGTAGCGACTGGCGTTGCTGAAGTTCGACAATTCACTACTCGCGCAGATGTGAGTGGGGATTTGAACAACACTTATTTGGACAATTTGTATGATGGCCTTGGAAACGGCTACTACATCTGGTTCAACATCAATGGCGCTGGAGTGGACCCTGCCTTGGCTGGTAAGACTGGCATCATGATAGCTGGTGCGACAAATGCATCTGCGAATTTTTTCGCAACTACTATCAGATCAACCGTCGCAGCTATTTCAGGAGGAACAAAGTTTGCAACCAGCGGATCTGTAGCACAAGTTATTATCACTAACTTGAATACTGGAGCAGCAGTTGACCTCGTAGATGGCGCGGTTCCTACAGGATTTACTGGAATTTCAACAACCGTTCAAGGTGTGACAGCAGATTCAGTTGGAGCGATAAAACTTCGCACAAAGCAGTATGGTTTATTTACTGCTCAATACACTGGAGAAGCTGCAACAAGTAGCGGTAAGAAATTCGTTACAGTTCGTGACGAAAAAGGTATTCCTGAAATTTCGGTTGGAGTTGGTTCAGACATTTATGCAAGTTTGCAATACACCGGAAACGGAAGTGCTGCGACTGCAACGCTGAAATATGTTTCAAGTGATTTGAAACTTCAATCGACATTGACTGGTCAGTCAGATGGTTCTGAGAATTTAGATGTTGTCGTTACTTTGATGACACTCACTCAGTTGAAAAATTATCTGTCTACTTTGATCGGATATACCTTGGACATCACTCCAGGCAAAGAGCAATTTTTGGTGAAGGATTTGGATTTAACCTTATCTGCAACCAGCATTAAGTCACCTGCGAAAATAGATCATAAAGCAAGTATTTATGAGCTTATTCAGTGGGGAAATAGTCAGTCAAAACTTGTGACTGTAGAGCGTGGTGCCTTGAATGAAGGTGACACAGTTCCAGGCACATTTGACATTGCTCAATTCGCGGGTGGAACTCGAGGAAGTACTGCGAACTCAGATGTTCAAGATGCGCTCAACGAATTGTTGAATGTGCGTATTAACATTTTGGTTCCTTTATTTAGCTCAGATAGCCAAGATGGTTCAACGGTAACTATCTCTGCGATCAATGCTCAAGTAAAAGACCATGTTCAGTCTCGATCAAGCATTCTTGGTCGAAGTGAAGCTCAATCGTA